CAGATGAAGCCAAAGGTTCTCCAAACCCTGAAGCAATTCAATACCTTCAGGAAAATTGGGGTCAGGCTGAAATAAATAATTCTTTACAGGTGGTAAAGACTGAGATTACAGCATCCGGTTCTTCAGGTGTTGCCGTAGTTGGTATGCCTCAAGGAGCAGAGATCATAAGCATTAAGGTCCATGGCAAGGCCACAATTGGCGGAGGCACGGTAACTTTGAGTGTTGGAGACGGAGGGGCAGCTATTTCAGATGCTATAATTATGGCAACTTTAGATGCAGTAACCGAAGTATCAACAATTGACCAAACGTACAAAAAAGTTTCTGCAGATGGTCTTACTCTTACAACCAACGCAGATACAAACCTTGGTGATGTTTATATTTATTATAAAAAGTAAAAAAAAAAGAAGTTAATTTAAAATATCCAGGTCCATAAAAAGACTTGGATATTTTCAAAAAAAAGGATACGAAATGACAACATGTGATAGTAGGATAGGATTTGTTTTTGATAATCCCGACATAACCAGTGACTATCATGCCCCGAAATGGGGTTTTTTGGTATCTCCAGACGAATTGCGATATGATGAACTATTTGGCAATCAGCTCATAGCAGAGGCGGACAGCCAATCCATTACAGACGAACAATTACTTGATTATGCAAGAATAGCTATACGGTTTTTAGAGGTCGAATTAAATATTGATATATTGCCTCGCAGGATTAGATATGACAATCCGATTGGTGAGGATGGATCCGAAGAGCAGAGAACGGATTATGATGATACATCATATACATCTAAAATGAACAGAAAACAATTAAATGAATTATATATAAAGGAATCCGGTTATCCATATCGGACCATAGCAGCAAGGAAAGAATGTAGAATAAAATTAAGAAGAAGGCCAGTAAGAGATGTCTTGACGGCAAAATTTGTTGATCCCTATTACAGCAGAACAATAATTGATCTGATGCCGTATAGAATAATAAAGAAAAATTTTACTGGAGCGTGTTATTTCAGGCCCAGACAATTACTTTCCAGGTCAAATGCTTATGGGTATCTATGGACCAATTATTTAGCTAATCCATTTTATAGGGACCTGCAGAATATATTTTTAATAGATTATGAAACCGGATATACTAATTGTCAAGATGTCCCGGACGAATTTAGGAATATTATTAAAAAAATAGCTGCAGTGACACTAATGAATATTTATGGTGATGGTAAATTAGCAGCCATAGCAAGCAGATCCGTAGGCCTCGGCAGTGTACATGAATCAATTTCAACCACTTTGTCGGCCACTTCAGCGACATTCGGTGCGAGAATTATTCAATATCAGAAGGAAATTAAAGAATGGTTATCACAAAACAGACAAAAATATAGCCGAACGATAATAGGTAGTCTATGATAATACAAAATTTTACTCAGGGATCTCATGACATTAGGATAGAATCTGCAGAAACATTGGAAGATGCAAAGGAAAATAATTTTCCAGAGGGAATTTATTCCAGGCAATTTATCGATGATAAACCAACGGAAAGTCAATTAGATCTGATGAATTTTATCATTAAACAGACAAGAGAAAATAATTCAAAATTCATACCTGAAAATAAAGATATCCATGCAACACGGAAAAAAATTTTATTGGACCAGAAGGCCAGACAGATCGAGCAATTAAAAAACCTTAAAAAGCAATATAAGGATTTCGATGCCCCAATGCACATACTTGACAGCATTGATTCCATGGTTGAAAACATAAATAGTATAGGTGTCAGGGTTATTGAATAATGGGCCAAAATGGAAACATAGGTCAGGATGCCTCTGTCACGGTTTTTGGGAATCCTGAAAGCTCTAAAAAGCTGATTAAAAACCATGGAGTGTTATGCAAGGTCAAACAGACACTTATTTGTCCCTGTGTTGGTAAAAATCACGGATCCCCTGATATGCAGTGCGAAATTTGCAATGGCGATGGTATGGTTTACACATATCAGAGACGTTTTACCGTGGTTGATGAAAATACCAGAACATGCGGAAAAACAATGTCCCCTTTTTGGACTCCTATAATATCAGTGGGAAAAGTACAAAATGTAACCAGTGAAATTCAGGGGGGAATCAGTGATCTAACGGTTGCCAGCTTTACCGAAACAGAGATAACATTAACCGAAGACAGCACTGCTTATGAGAAAAAAAGAGTTTCCTATGTTTTTGACGGATGGACCAAAGTTGAAGATGAGGTTTTAAGGGTCGATGTTACAAATAAATTAATGTATGCAGATGGCACTATATTTGATGCTGGATATCAATCTTCTAATCCCCTTAGTGCCTATGCTGATATTGCAAAGGTCATAAAAATAACAAATTTAGATACTGGAATAGAATTGATTAGTTTTAAAGTTGAGGGGAACGTGATTTCAACTTCTCTGCCAATATCTGCAAACATGAGCATAGATTATTATTCCGCAGATATGACACAGGTGATCACTTCAGATATTGTCAATAGAGATACCAACGAGATATATTCCCATGACATAGCCTCTGGTGAGTGCAAAATGTCATTTTATCCATTTTGGGAATTAACCAGAGGAGATATTATAGTTATAGCTGCAACAGTATTGTATAAAAATGAATTGATGCAACATGTAAAAGATTTAGACAAATTAAGCGAGATTGAAACCTTTGATCTCAATGAAACCATTCTTGACGAAGATGGAATTATTTATGGAATTGACACTGATTATATGCTGCAGGGACGTTTTGTTAAATGGATAGGCAGTAAACCGGCAGTAGGGAAAGCCTATTCGGTGCGATATGGATATAAACCGGCATATATCATCTTTGAGGACAATCCACAGCCGAATAATTTAGAAAACAAGCAATATCCTATCACGGTTATGGCGAAATCATGGACAAAACTAAATAAGGACGATATTGCGAGGCTGATGAATGGCTGAAATAATAGCAAAATATAGTGATTATGTACTTCAATCAGTTGAATATTTTATTACTCAGTTGGAGACTGAAATTGCATACCGTGACATAGCAGGCCTAACGAACGATAGAATCGAAATATTAGGCATAACAAAAGAACATCCTCTGGCGAAACTGATGGCAGCACAGTTATCAGATGTCAGGAACGCAGATGCCATGATGTCGAGCATTATCCCTGCGATATCAGTAACTCCAGGAAACATGACAGACGATGCCTTTACCGTTGGGAAATCTCTTCAGCCTGAAACCATAGACGATGACTTTATCGATATTATGAAGGCATTTTTGGATAAAACCGATAGACAAATACAGAATGACGTGCTTATAAGTAAAAAACAAATAGAAACAATAACAGGGGAATACAAGAGAATTGCAGCAGGAGGAATGAAGGCCCAGGTCAATGAATGGTACAAAAACGAAGAAATCAATATTTCAGTATGGTCCGATTCTGCTGATTTAGACATTTTACTCGGAAATCTTATGGACTCAATGTTGACGTTTATACAAATTGGTTTCATCGGTGATGACTCCAGAATAAGGAATTTGCAGGTACGAATAAATAAAGGCCTCACAAATTTTAATTTTGGAAGAACTTTGTACGGTTCCGAATATAACTTGACATTTTTGAATAGTTTTAGTAACTATATAATATATACAGAAGATATACTCTCAGGGCATGATCTTGATGCTGACTTTTTAATTCCAGGGGAAAGTTAATGATGACAAAAACAGTTATAACATTAAATGAATATTTATCAAATTTTAGTCTGCATAGCAGGCAGCTTGATCCTGTTATAGTAAAATGGTATCAACGAAAAGATCAAACTAATATGCAAAGATCCCGGCAGGAATGGGATTCACTTATAAAAGAATTTTTAGAAGAAAAATAGACCAGATTAGGCCAATTATAAGGCGAAATGGTGTCAACCGTTAAGGAGAAAAAACGATGGCACGATATTATGATTTTGAAGGCGAAAAGATTGTCCTTCCTGGGTCATACACTAAAAGAGTTTTTCCTATTGATCAGGGAGCCGGTGCGGTTTCCGGTTTGGCCCTTATTATGGGAGAAGCGGCAAAAGGTGGTATTCCCTATAATGGCTATGACGACATTGAGGATTGTATTAATGTGGTACAGGGTCAGGCACAAGCACTCGGAGTTTTTGGGGGTGGTGATATTTATTATGGAGCAGAATTTTTCCTTAATCCTACAAAAGATCCCAGATTCAATACTCCTTCTCAGGCAAACTGTATTGTTGTAAACCAAATGACACAAGCTGAAATCCAGATATTGAATGGTGTCGATGCTATTATTGATGCCTCATGGGACAAATTCGGTGTTGATGCCAATACTGCAGCGGTAAAAGTTTCCACAGGGACAACAACAGGAAAACTCATTCAAGTATCATATAAAGGCGATGAAATCCTTAAAAATGATAATACTCAATTGAGCCTGATGTCAATATTGTACACCGGAGCAGGTAGCCCGGCGGTTATGTCTATTACGGCAACAAAATTGACAACTATTTGCACCGGGGCATTAACCGATAATCTTGATATAACCCTGGCTGATTATACCGACATGGGAAGTCTTATAAACTATATTAACAACCAATCGAACTATACATGTAAACTCACAGGGCTTTCAGATGAAGAAACCGATGTATTTGATGCAGTGACATCTCAGAGCATATTGGCAGAATATTCTTGTGTTGGAACCGTTGAAGCAATCATTCGGATACTCAATTCAACAGGTCAAATTACTGCAGCATTGACAACCGATGCAGTTAGAAGTATTCCAGACAATATGTCAGAATACAAATATTTTACAGGTGGCACAGTTTCCAATGCGACAACAGCGGATTGGACAGCAGCATTGCTTAAACTTGAAAAATATGAACTTAACAATATTGTTGTAATGTCTGGGTCAGAAACTATTCACGATTTAGTTCAGGACCATGTTGACAGAATGAACGGAATGAAGATAAAGAGATATAGACAAGCAGGTTTCGGAGCCGGTTCAACGACTGCAACGAAAGCATTGAGAATTGCCGAAATGAAATCTCTTAATTCTGCATATGTGGAATACTGTGTTTCTGCCTTTAAGAGATACGACTATGTGAATAAAGAAATCCCTACAGTAAATTTCGCACCGTATTATCTCTATGCGATGATCTCAGGCCTCAGATATGCGAACAATGTCGGGATGGATGTTGTCTTCAAATATCTTGATGTTATTTCTACTGATGAAATCGAGAAAACTGATCAAGAAGATTATGCAGCAGCAGGAGCGACATTTATACAAAAAACTACTAATGTGAACAACATTAATAATTTTGAGATAAAAAGCAATAACACTACTTATCAGGGATCTCAGGTCACCAGGACTAATCCTTCAGTGGTCTATAGCATTAATGTTCTAACGAAAGATTATGAGGAAAATATTACGGAACAGCTCAGAGCATTGGATGAAGTTGCAAATTCTGTAATAATTACTAAAATTCAGAGTTGGGTAACTACAGTATTATTCCCAAAATATCGGGATGATTACAAGTGGATAACTGATGGTCCGGACGGACAAAAGGCCTTTGATAATGTATCTTTTGAGCAATCAGGAGAGCAATTTATAACTAACGCAACACTTACAATGAGCGTGACACCAAGGTTTGCATTTAATTTATTTAACTTTATTGTCCCCGGACAAAAGGTATAAGGAGGTAGATCATGAGTTTTAGAGAAGCTGGAGAACCCAGGGGACCCGTAGGGTCCGGTATTGACTGCTTTCTAATGCAGGATAATTCTATTTTAGCATATTCAACAGACTTAAATATTTCTGAAGATTACATGCTGGATGGAATACAAACATTAGGGTATTATGGATATAGAGAGCTTTTGTCTCTTGGATATGATTGCAATATGACTATGGGTACGTTTTTACTCAGAGGTGCTGATATTTCAGGTAGTGTTTCGATCCCAGGGTGGGAAGCTGATGGAAATAATAATATAAACTCAGCCGGGTTATATACATTCACAGGCCTCGACATTCATACACTAACCGTTTTATTTACAATCATCGGAGCGAAATACGGCGGTGGTGATACAACCGTGGCTCAAGGGGCCTTGATGAATCGACAGACTCGTTGGAGAGCAAGGATGATGCTTCCTGGACTTCAGGTGTCGTAAATAATCAAAGGGGAATATGGGCATCTTTCCCCTTTGTTTTAAAATAATACAAAAAGGATAAAAACAAATGAACTTACTGAATTTGGAAAGTGAAAAGTTTAAAAATGTAAAGGTCAGAGGATATAATTTTAAAATAAAATATATCTCTCCGAAGGACAGACTTGAAATTGTACAGAGAAGAGTGGGGCTACAAGGTGGGTCAACCATTGAAGCACTAACGAATGAGGATTTTATTTATATGGAGAACATCGCCATAAACGATGTCTGTGTAGAGGAAAGTCCGGATGGTTTCGATGAAAACATGTCTTCGGCCAATTGGGATGATATCGAAACAATAAACGGTGTTGCCAACGAAATAAAAAAACATACAAACGAAATTGAGGCGAAATTAAAAAAAAATAAACCTATCGATGGAGGCATTAAAGATTGATTATTTCGTTGATGGTTTTTTAATCAAACATTTTAATGTATACCCCCTCAGTTTTGATAAAGACAATCTGTTCGAAGAACAAAAAATGTTTTTAATTTGGCTAATGGGGAGTATTCCTTCAATCGAAGACTGGTCAATCCAGGTTAGATACAAGAAAGAAAGAGATAGAATAGAAAATTTAAAATCAGTGCATATCTCTGGATCTGATTTAGACCTTGCAAGGATGCAGAAAAAAGATATATCCATTTTAAAGAAAGAAAGACTTCTGCAGGAGCAAAAACGATTAATTGAAGAACTAAACGAAAAATTTGGAATGAAAGAAGAAGAAAAAGAACAACCAGAGGAAATAAACACGGATGAA